AAAATATTTTTATGATTGGAATAAAGACATCAAATGGATTTTATATAAATCTTCATATCATGGTATAAAAGCCGAAAGACAAGAAGATTTTAATGAACATCAAGAAGATTATGCCTAAATCTAGCCATATTTATTTATTAACTTTAATCAACTGAAAGGAAACACAAATGATAACTTTAAAACTAACACAAAAAGAAGCACAAGCTATATTATCTGGTGCAGAAACTTTTTTTGAAAGCGATATAAAAAAACATAAGGAAGAAAATAGATTGGCTACTTTTTGGTTAATACTTTTTAAACATTATAAAAGCGGTATTAAAAAAGCAGGTAGTCAATACGATAAACAAATAAAGGAAGGAAACTAAAATGAAAGTAGAAAACATAGAAAGCAACAGAGGAAATAAAATAGCAAATCAATTTGTTATTACTGATGATAAACAAAATGAGTATTTTCAATCATATCGTTCAATGATTGTAAAAAAAGACTATGAAGGTGATCAAGTCAAAATATATCTGGACCAGAAATATTGGAACTATAGCAACACTACAGGTAAATATAGAAATATATTTTTAGGTGAAACTATAAAAGACACCAAAGCAAAAATTAAATCTGGTGAGTATATCTTAACCGACTTAAACAAATAGAAAGGAAACTATGACAAATCAAGAACTAAAAAAGAAAGTTATATTATCAATGAAAAAAGATGATGAACTAAAAAAATATGTAAAAGATTTTCAAGATTTATCAACTGAACAATTTGATATTTTAATGAAAATTATAGACAGAGCATATTTAAAAGTAAAAAACAAATAGAAAGGAAATAAAAATGGATGGAATATTAATTGTTACAAAATGGGTTTTATTAATTTTGTGTTCTGTTATGGGTATGGTACTTGCAACAGATACGGCTTATCAATCAACTGGTTTAGTTCTTGCGTTTGGTTGCTTTTTATTATTTGCGTTAGATGTTGCAAGAAATTTTATAAACTAACAGAAAGTGAGGACCAATAAATGAATGATGATAGTAGTAAATTAAGTAAATTAATCAATAACTACAACGATTATTTAGCTAAATTGAAGAAAGAAGAAGATCACAGTTTAGCCATATTTTATGACTACGATATAGAACCATTGCCAAATGATTTGGTTGATATGGCAAACGAAACAAGTAAAGAAAATAAATAAGTGATCTCGTTTCGTAAGAAATGAGCAAATGAAAAAAACAAAAGGGAAAAATAAAATGACAAAAATAAATCAGTACGAGTTTAGCATTGAAATTGACGAATATATTTTTAATAGATTTGTTAAGGATAAAGTGAGAGAACCTTATAATAATTATGAAGATTATAAAGATACATTTCCTAATTGTAAATGTAATTTTATTTTAAGAGATCAAAAAGAAACAAATAAACAAAATGAACATAAAATATATTTATGGGATGTTTCAGAAAGAAAACCATTAAAAGAAAAAATAAATGAATAAACAACTACACAAGAAAGGGAACTTATGAAAACTAAATATAAAATATATAATGATGACGGAATTTTAGTAGCCGTTAATATAAAGCAAATATTGGAATTACTAGAATTAAATGATTATAAAGTAATAACAAATGATAAAGAAAAGACAGAAAGTGAGGAATAAATGACAAATAAAAACACTAAACAAATAATATACTGTAGGTTTTGTGATTGTTTAACAAAAGAAGAAGTTGAAGAAATAAATAAAAAAAGCATTGATGAAGTTTCCTCAACTAAAGATTGTGAAAACTGTCAAGTAATGCCAATGAAAGAGTGGCAAAAATTAGTAAGAGAATCAAAAGGTGAATATTTTAAATAATATTATGGTAAATGATTTAATAATAATCAGATTAAAAAATGTTAATGAAAATAAAAAGAACAAACTATTGACATATTTAAAACATAATTCTCTTTCATACATAGAAATAAATAAAAATACTTTTTATGAAAAAGAAAAACAAAAACAAAATTTAGAAGAACTTATGAGATTAACACTCATAAATATTTTAAATGCAAAGGGTGTAATATACACCTATTATAAACAACAACAAGAAAGGGAAATATGTACATTGATAGATACGAGATTGTTTCATACAGCAGAAAATGGAACAATGGAAAACAAAATAAGAAAGCAGAAATAACTAACTATTGCGATAATACTTATCATGGTATGGAAGGTAAAAAGTTTTTACAATTACTTTCTGATTTAGATGACGCATGGCATGGACATGAGGGTAAAGATTGTGTTGTTCATGTTAGCTTTGAAGAGCCAAAGGAAAGGGAATAATGAAAACAAAATGACTAAATGGAACGCAATAACTTTATATGATGATGAACCAAGTAGTTATTTTTCAAGACAAACACATTCTTGGAGAAGTGGTATTGAAGAATTAATATCAATAATGTACGAAAATGGTTGTGATGAAATGTATAAAGAAGCAGAGCTGTTAGAAAAAGAATACAAAAAAGTTAAAAGATTAACAAAAAAAGAAATGGAAAGACTATTATCATTAACAGATAATGCTTATCTTGATTACGAATTACATTAATCTTTATTATCAGAGGGTATATCAGTTATATCCTCTGATACATCAATCATATCCGATTGATTATCTTCCCATGAAATTTTAATTGATTGGTCTGTCTTAACATTCTGGACCTTATTATCAGAATACAAATCAGTTAATTTGTTAGCCAAAAAGGTAATGAACTTTGTTTTTTCCCTTATCCATAGTATCTGATTAGGGTTTTCTACCTCTTGATATTGAAACACTTGCAATAATTTATCAATTAAAGTCTGAACACCATTTTTTCTAGCTTCAGTTATCCTTTCATTCATCTCTGGATTTTTTTTTAAGAAATGATAAAATTTCATCAAGCTGAACTGATACTGTTTTTCCTCTAGTATTTCGGTAAGAGTTAAACCTCTCGTTAGTTTTTCGCAAATTGTATCTGCTTGGCTCGTTGTTATCAATTCTGACTTTGACTTGGTTGTAATAGTATTCTTTGAGTTGTTCATCTGTATAGTTTCTAAATTGTTGTAGTTTACTTAATTGTTTTATCCTTGTTTCATGTGTGTAGTTTTTCTTTCTAAAGCCTTTAACATTCTGATAGCCATGATATTTACAGTAATAAGTACCATTTGCAAGTTCATATCCTTTCATTCTACAAGGTATCAGTTTACCAACACGTCTACCAGCACGAGTAAAGCCTTGACAGAAAACCTTACGCATTGGTCTACCTACCATATTACTTTTTAGGTCTACCTTTATAATCAAGATTATTTCTTTTATTAAATTCAACCTTTTCTCTATATCTGGGGTTGCTATTCTTACTTATCTTGGTTAATTCATTAATTACTTTTTGAGGATGTACATAGGTTGCCTTACTTTCACGATCCAATTCAATCTTCTTTGCTTTGGCTAATTTTATATAATACGGATTGTTAGTATCTGAATTAAGTTCTGACAGGGGGAGCTTTGATAAGTTTAGTATTAAACTATCCATATCACCTCTATTATCTCTTATAATAGCTTCTATATTATTGTTTAATGCTTCTACTAATACTGATCTTTTTTTTACATTAGAGTGATCTTTTTTATACATACTACTATTATTAGTGTATAAAATTGATCCATCTGATTCTGATTTGATAAATAACTGGTTAATTTTATAGGTTTTACCAGATCTACCACGAACAGTAGATATGACGTGTAATTTTTCTAAAGTATCAAGGGTACGTCTGACAGTTATACGGGATAGTTTGGTTTCTTTAGCGATTGTAGAATACCTCAAGCCACATTCATAGTTATTCTTCTTCCAAGCATGTTTCATAAGAGATAAATAGCAGTTGATACAATTAGATTTCTTGATACCGCTTAATTTATCCAAATGACCATATAATTTGTAAGTTATATGTAAAAAAGCACGACTATTGTTCATATTTACACACTTTCCTATGATTTTGTTGGAGGTCTAGCAAAATGGATACCCATTGGTCCTCATTCATCAACTCAAACTCTGTCGGAGAGCTTGTTATTCGCTTGATTCTAAAGGTTAGGGTGGTGTCGGTCAGATTCTTATAAAAAACTAAAAAGCAGGGTATATTTAGGCGACTAGCGACTATCTTTGACAAGGTTGTAGCCTTATATTTCTGTCCTTTATCATAACAAGTCTCAATAATGGCTAAAGGCTCATAACATCTAGGACAGCACTCAATACTGTCTATATCAATCATGGCTATGCCATCATATTTTCTGTGCCAATCATTGTAATCACCATTAGAAAATGCGTAGGTTTGTCTAGCCATTAAGCAAATTCCAAACTATAAAAACTACACCACTTAACAACAATACTTGTAGTTCCATAGGTGATCCTAAAAACAACTCAATCATTTTTTCCTTTCTATCTATTTTTTATAACAATAATTTCGTTTTCCTTTTCTTCTATAATTCTTTCATAATCTAATAATTGGTTTGATAGATTTTCAATATGTTTTTTGTGTCTTTTAATTTCAGCTTTAGCTTCTTTTAATTTATCTGCTAACTCTACTTCTTTCCATATACCTTCATTGGTCATTTTATTATCTCTATTTTTTTAACACAACCTTTTGGAAAACAAGTAAGTCCACCAACATCCATTCCATTTTCATCTTCAGAATAAGAAGTAAATAGCCATAACTTATCTCTAGTTTTTTTATACAGATACCCAACATCTTCACAAATAGAAATGTCATTATTTTTAATATCACTTTCATGTACCCACGCATCCGGAGATGATGTTATGTCCCACCAAGTTAATTTTACTCTTGGATATTTAAATTTTTTTCCACCAACTTTCATACAAATCCTTTATGGTTACTTTATTGTTAGTTACTTCTAAAATTTTCTTTACCATTTCTGGATCTGGAAACCTTTTAACTTTAGCTGTCAAGCACCATCTTTGAACAGACGTGCCGGGATTTTGAACTCCTTTAATACCTAATTCTAAACCAAAATTATAATAAGATAGTTTTTTATCTTTTCTATATTCTTCGAGTGTCATATTTCCTTTCTTTATTGATCTGATTTGTATGTATATATAACATATTTAATGCTTTACAAGTAAATAATAATGTGTATAGATAGTGGAAAAAAAGGAACTTATGAAAATTAGAGAAAAAACAGACGAGCAGTTAATAGAAAAAGCATTTAAAATATTTAATGGTGGTAAAGGTTTAGATCATTGGTCCTATTCTTCTACCTCAACACCATTTGCCAAAAATTTAATTAGTTATTCTTTTCCACAAAAAATTAGAAGATCATGGTTATGGAGATACAAAGCAAACTTTGGCAACCTTGTAAACAATACAGTACAAAGAATGATTGCAGATGTTATTTGGGAATCACCGACAAAAATAAAAGCTGAATGGGATAGAGATTATAAAGTTTCATTTAAAACAGAGTTAGATGAAATAAATAAAAAACCACCGGTAGATGCTAAAGATGAATTTGCTAGAAAAGAAATGGAAAGCTATGCACATGATTGTATTGGTGTAACAAAGAAAGTTGTTAAAGATTTAATCGGAAATAACAAATTACAATGTGAGCTACATGTCGAAAAAAAAGAAATGACACAGATTAAAAAAACTTTAGGTAAAGTAGATTATCTGACAGAAGAATTATTTATAGAATTAAAAACAAAACCACCTAATATAAGAAAGGTCAAGAATAAGGATCAGTGGAATATGACTACTCAAGATTTACCCACTGAACCTCAACTAGACCATCTAACACAAACTTCATTTTATTATATGTGTATTAAAAAGATACCATATTTAATTTATGTAAATGACAAAGAGCATATTACTTTTGATCAATCACATGAGTTGATGAAGAAAGACCATCTGGAATATCTTTACTATAAAATGGTTGAGAAGATTTTACTTTGGGAACGTATGATTATGTTCTGCAAAGGAAACCTATCTGAACTTGCACTTATGTGTGAGCCACCAGATATGAACCATTACTTTTATTATAAAGATTTGGCACCAGAACAATTAAAACTAATAACTAACCTATGGGGAATAAAACATGAGTAAATTAATAATGATATGTATATCTGCAATGTTTTTATTGGTAGGATGTGCAAGTAAGCAAGTCCTAGTTGGTAAAAAATGTTTTGTAGATCATAATAAAAACATAATAACAACAACTCAATCTTATATTTGGATTGTAGATAAAGATAAGGTTTGGAGCAAACAATTAACAAAAAAAAACTGCGAGGAATAAAACATGAATAAAAAAAATATATATCAAAAACTACATGACGCCTGTTTAAGTGCAGGGTCTGTCAAAAAAGGTGCTAAAGCCAATGGGATGCACTTTAATCCATTGCTACATGATGATGTACAAACAACAGCTACACAAGCATTGCTTGACAATGGTTTGTATGCGACCTGTAATTATCTGACAGAGATTGTACCAAACATAAAACAAGTAATGGTCGTATGTACCATGAGAGTTTATGATGTTGATGATCCAACACAACATATACTTGTTGATGGGTGTTCGGCATTTGGCAATCTCGATAAATTTGGAACAGGTAATGCTATGTCATATTCAAGAAAGTATGCGTTCCTAAATTTATTAAACTTAAAAACAGGTGTTAAAGATGAGGATGGGTATCAACCTATTCCATTTGAAGATTCTCCAGAGCAATCTGTTGAAGAACCTACATATATGGATGACACTATAGATGTAGAAGAAATGAAACGTGCCTTAAAAGCAACTAACAACTTAAAAGAGTTTAGTGAGGTTAAGGATTTAATAAGAAAAGACGTTGAATTTCTAATGAGAAACAACTTACGAGCATACAGACAAGTAACAGATATTGCTGAAACTCGTGAGATACAATTAAATAATGGTCAGTAAAAGCTGACAATAACAAAGGAGCAAACATGAGTGAAGATGTAGTATGGTGTAATTTGGTAAGAAACCAAAACAAAAATGCGGAGAACCAACCGGATTGGGTAGCACCGCCAAACTTAAAAGCACCAGAGGGTAAGAAATGGACCATAGGTGTTAAGATAGGAGATGTTTGGCACAATCAAGCTGGATGGGATGATAAGGATGAGCAAGGAAATGTTACTGGTATAACAATCAAGATGACACCACCTACTCCTAATGAAAACAAACCTTCAGCACCAGAAAATAAAGGGTTTCAAAGCAAACCTAATTATGCTAACAAACAATCATACAAGTTTTAATTAATTTGTATTTAGCTTTGGGGGAGTTTTTTCTTTCTAGTTCCCTTTCGGTAGTTTTCTTCCCCAAGGCACCTCAAAAACATTATGGATAAAAAAATCACAGATTTAGAACAAGAGATTGAAAAGAAAATTATTGATGATCGTCAAAAAGATTATGGGAATTATCAAGAAAACTTTATTATGTTAGCTGATATGTTTACAATTATATTGGCAAGTAGTTTAAAAAAACGAATAAAACCGCACCAAGTAGGTCAATTAATGATGGCATTAAAACTATATAGATCAACAAGAAATTTTAAGGCTGATAATTATACAGATTTAAGTATATATAACAAGATGACTAAAGAGATACACAAAAAAGAGGTTGCCAAAAAGGATAAAAATGGGTAAGTATAAAAGAATTATTAATGGGGATTGTCATTTTACCATGACAGAACTCTTTGATGATGTTGAGAAAGCTGCAAATGTGTCCAATAATGGAGAACTTGTAGAATGTAAAATTGATAATTTGAGGATTGATTTTACAACAGTAAAAAAGGATAAGGATGAACGAGATAAAAACTCGTCTGCAAAGGTACAGGGATCTTCAACAGAAGAAACACGAGAAGTACCTAGAAGCGAAGCAGAAGGTCAATAAGTATCAAAAAGATTCTTATAGATTGCTTTGGAAGATAGAGCAGACAAAAGAAGAATTAATGAGAACTTAACTCATTAATTTTATTATTAAAAAAAACTGAAGGAAAACGTAGGGGATCTATGACCATAAATATAAGCAAACATTACAATAAACATATAGAAAAGTTAGATCAAAATAATTTTATATATAAAGTTAAGAAAGCATTTCACCTTCTTACGAGCCAAGAAGAAAGATTATATGAGGTAGGGTTCTCGGAAGGCTTTTTATATGCTGTAAACATTTTACAAAAAGAACCAATCAAAGATAGTAATGTTAGAAAAATTGTAGGTTATACTGTTACTAGACCAAAACCTTTACAAGTGGAAAGTGTTATTAATAAAGTTTGTATATACTTTGAAGTACATAAACCAACATTGCTAGGTAAAAAAAGAACTACAGATATAGTAAGAGCAAGAAATGTAATACACAATATATTATTTGAAAAGTATCGTATGAACCTTACAGATATTGGTAGATATTTTGGACAAGATCATACCACAGTATTGCACTCAATAGAAATGAAAAGAGACCAGAAAAGATTTTGGTCCCCAGAACAATCATTGTGGCAAGAGTTTGAGAAACTTATTTCTTAATGCACAAGTGTTCTAAATGTAAAAAAGTTGCTGTAGTAATAGAAGATAAAAAATATTTTTGTGCTGATTGTTATTTAAAATTAAAAAAAATATTTACTTCTTAAACCCAGATAACATATTCTTATAAGCCTTTTTAGTAATTGTACTTTTAGATTTACTTTTTGAAGTACCAGATTTTTTTTTCTGGTTGATGTTATAGTACAAACCTTTTTTGGCTTTTGTTCCATCTTTTTTAGTGTGATAACCCGGCATTATTTCTCCTTTTCATAAGTTGCATCTTCTGATCTTAATTTTTGTTGTTCACAATAATTATCAAAACAACTACCATCTTTTCCATCATGACAAAAGTATTTTTTTGTAGCAGTTATAATCCATCCACCTTCATCACTAATTAATTCTTTGTTACAACTCTCACAATAACCACAAATAAAACATTTAGTTGGTTTTTTCCATAATTTTTTTACCGGCACTTCCACCTTCTTCTTGCTTGTCTTATTCTTGAGTTAGGATCGTTTCTTGTTTTAGCGGATGATTTTTTAAGTTGTCCGGCTGATCTTGCACAATAACTTTTTCTACGTTTAGCAGCTTTAGATCCTTTCTTAACTTTACCTGTTACTGCTGTCTTTAATTTTGATCCGGGATTGGCTCTTCTATATCTCGCAACACCTTTAGCTGTCATTCCAGCACCTTTTTTTGTTGGTCTATAGTTTGCGTTTTTACCTTTAGTAGTTTTTCTTATAGACATTATTTTAATATTAATTTTTTAATTGATTTTTCTCCCATATAAATCTCGGTCTCTGCTTTAGATTTTATACACTGGTACTCTATATTTTTTGAAGAACCACGCATAGCAATTCTCTTTCCTTTTAAGCATTGAGACATAGATTCTTGTATTCTATGTTCCTTAATTTCTCCATTTACAATCATTAGTAATGCAACTACTACTTCAACCATGTCCATTACCATTTGCTCTTACTTTGTCTTTTAAATTTTCAATATCTCTTAATGCCTTTTCCATTTGTTTTGTTAAGAACTGTATATTAACTTTGTTGTGCATCATATCTTCTATTCTTTTTTCAATCTTCTCTACTGTTTTATATAAATCTTCAAGCAACATAAACTGTTCTTGATCGGTTGGTAATTGTTCAGATTTTTTAAGTAGATCAGCTTGGAATAATTCTCTTGATGTTTCTAATGATGTAAGTCTGGCAGTAACTTCTGTATAGCCTATTACACCAGAAATTATTATTGCCACAATACCAATCATATTTTTAATTGGCATAGTTACATTTGTTTTCTCGCTTACTTTCATTTCTTCTTCTTTTTACATTTACAACGTGGTGCAAATAGCTTGTCTATCCAACCACAAAGTATATCTAATTTTCCAAAAAAAGAATATAGAAATTTATCAATCATGTTGCTGGTCCTCCACAAAAAGCCAACAACGTAAGCATTATTATAAGGACACCTGTAAAGTAATAGTTCATCCTGTCTATCTCCATAGGTTATCCTTATAAATTATATTATGTGATGATAGTAACAACTAATACAACTGCTACAACAATAACCATTTCTTTATGATCTGTCCAGTAGTGCATAGCTTTGTTTTTAATTTTTTGTATCATATTTAAGTCCTGTTCGTGTGTAGGTATATCGTCATGCATATTTATATCCTCCGACTTTTTATTATAAGATATTACTTCCCTTGTCCACGATTTTTTGATCCACCTTTATGCCTTCTTTTATGTTTGTTCATAGAAGATGTTTTAGGTCGTCTACCTATACTTGTTTTTTTTGGTATTCTGACGTGTTCTAGTTTGTCTAGGTTGAACTTTTTTTTTGCCATCTTTTCCTGTTTGTTGCGACAACATACTTGTCTTTTTACTATATTGTTTTGTGTATGATGTGCTAATTGACTTCATTATTTCTTAACTAAAGAACCACCAAAGTATAAACCAATAATTGCAGACACTAAGTTAGTATCTAATGGTGTGATAACCAAACTATTAGAAGATAGTGTTATCCATTTCATTATTTCTTTTTCTGGTAGAAAAAAGAACGCAGGTTTAAATTCTAAATAACCTACAATTACACTTACATCTGGTTGGAATATTGGCATTAGTTTTGGTAGCAATACTATTGCAAATACTGCAGTTAAAGCTATAATTCTTCTGGTCCATTGGAAGCCTTCGTTGTTATATTCTCTAGCTTCTTTAAAACCTTTTTGTTGTACCTCTGCTCTTTGCAGTAACATTTTTTGTTCTGCTTGTTTTGCTTTGATACTTTGCGACCAAATACTCATAACTCCACCAAGTACAGTAGAGCCTAACATTGTTATCATTTCAAATGGCATTATTCTTTCTCCTCTAAATCCTTAATTTTAGATAGTGCATCCTCTAAATCTTTATTACAAAACTCTAGTTTTTGCAAACACCTTTTGTTAGCGGAATCTTTAGATTTATTAGCATCTTCTAGCTCTGCTATCTGACTTTTCAGTATTCTTACTTGGTCTTTATACTCATTAATAATATCTAACGAATTATCATTTGGCATATATTATTTTTACCTTTAGTTTGATTTGTTCTTTTGTTCTACCTCTGGATATAAGTGATCCAACTCTTTTTCTTTTATAGCCATCTTTGGCTGTATAGTCTGACTTCCTATAATTTTTAGACTTAACATCATAACCAGTATACTCACCTGTAGACATATTTAAAGTAACAATATCTACAGGACCAAGTCCGCCAAGAGGTGTAAATACTAGAATATTAGGGTCTTTTGCTAGTTCAATCTGTACTTTCATTTCGCTTATTAGACCAGTAGTTGCTTTCTTTCTTCTAGCCATAACAGCCTTAAAGTTAAAGTTTTTGAAATAATATAACTATAATTGTAAACATACCACCTATGAGAGCTGACATAGCATAGTACAAATGTTTTTTAATATCTTTAATCTCTGTTTCTATATTGTTTATTTTTTGATGAGTTTGTTTTTGCATGATACGACAAAGTTTTTCGTGTGATTCTATTCTTTCAAGTGCAGTATTTTTAGGCATTAATTTTTTCAACCTCTACTTCTTGACAATAAAATTTAATAAAAAATTTATATTGATTAAAATCTTCTGTATTTAATTCTTTTATTTTTTCAATAGATTCTTCATTTCCAGCAATTATACAAGATTGCCAATTATCATAAAACTTATCTGTCATTGGAAAAGGCTCTAAACATGAACCTGCAACTCCACTACAAAGGATCATGCTTAAAAAAAATTTCATTATTTTGGATTGTCTGCTTTTACTTTAGCAATGGCATCTTCCCAGTTTGTAGTACCATTAACATTATCCCAGTATTGCATATCAAGTTGTTCTTGAATTGTAGGATAAGCAGTTGCTCTATCTCTTTGATATTGGTTAGCATCATACTCTGCTTGTACCTCTACCATTTTAGCTTCTATGTCAGCTTTAGGAATAGGTGTTGTTCCCTCATGCCATTCTATTTCACAAGTGTTTATGTCATCTCCTCTTACAACCACTTCTGCACTAGGATTTATTTTTAGTATTGCTTTAGCTATTATCATGCGAACTCCATTAATGTAAAAGTCATCCTTGCTGATGTTACAGTATTATTTATATAAAAAGTTCCAGAGCCACCTATTCTTGCAAAAACTGGAGTGTAAATAACAGACGAAGTTGATCCTGGAGCATATTCTGCTATTCCTGTCATAGTGTCTACTTCAACATTACTTGTACCACTATAGGCGTTATTTTTTACAAGCATAATTTGATTGCCTATTAAACTTGTTGTTACATCTGATGTACTTGCAATAGCAACTTGACCATTACAACCTGCATACATATCTGTTGATGAAAACATAAATATTAATTTGTTAGATGAATTTGAAAGAGCATGAGTAATTCTTAGACCAGAAGCAACTTCTGCATAAGTTGTTGAGGTTGTAGTAACATCTGGTGTCGTAGGAGCTATTGTTTCTATTTTAGCTGCTAAAATTTTACCACCTACACCACTTGGTAAAGCTGTTATCGCAGATATTGTATTATTGTTTGGTTTAATTATTGCCATGTTATGCTCCCATTAATGCTTGGATTTCGTCATCATCTAATCCCAAGTCTTTTAATTTTTGTTTGCCAGATGCTTTTTTGTTTGTTGCTGCTGTTTCTGCATCTTTAATTTCTTGTATCTTTGCATTAACATCAGCTTCGGTAGGTTTTGTAATTGAACTGTCATGAACAATAATATTTTCATAAGACATTCTGTGTTCGCCTGTCCAATCTTTTTTCCAACCAAACCATTGACCAGTGTGCATTTGTGCTAAAGCATAATTTAACCATTCTTGATTATTCATTTTTATGTATCTCCTAATCTAATAAATGTAAAAAAAGTTCTATTTTCTGAAGTTCCACCTTGAATTACATTATTATTATTTACACTTTGATAAGCAAATTTTACTTTAACATTTGAAACATCTGTAACATCAACTAAAGTTGAAGCAACACAACCTACATTTGCAGCAGAATCTCCTTGCTGTCCCATTTGTGTTCTAGCAACATGAGTATAACTAGAATTGTTAATTGTTATATGAATATCATTACACATAGCAGTATCAGCATGGTCTGTGCATTGAAAAACCATATTAGATATAACATTGTATATTCCTGTGCTCGGAAATGTAAAAACACCAGAAGATTCAGACATTAAAGAACCTGCAATATAACCTTGTCCAGCAGTATCAACTCTTTCTAAATTTGATGTAATAAAAGCATCACTTCCATCTGATGTAATACTTGCAGTTAATCTCCATTGATCTGCTACTGTAATTCCACCACCTTTAATTAATGAGTAATCAATTCTTTTTAATGTACCAGCATCTGATACTAAAAATTCGTCTGTGTCTGCTGGTTCACTTGTTAGAGCTGTAGTACCAGAAATAATATCGTTATTAAGTTTAGCTGCTGTAACTGTAGCATCACTAGGTACACCAAGATCAAGAACATCACCAAGTATCTGAATAAAATCTATAACATCTCCTGTAACTAAATTACTAGAAAATGTAATTGTAGAACCACTAACAGTAAAAGAACTGTTCGGTTTTTGGATCGTACCATTCAGACTACAAATCATGTGATTCGCACTCTGGGGAATTACATTAACTGATCCTACTTGCATTGTGTATGCAGCTTGACCATTAACTACAGATATTGCATCACAAATCTGAAAATTTCCTATTGTTGGTTTAGTACCTATGTAAGCCAAAATTTTTACTCCTTAACTTTTTGGGTTATTATCTTTTATACTTTTTATTCTTGCTTTCCAAGAATCTATATCTTTATAGATTTCGTCTAGCTGATCACCAATATTACCATAAGCAGCTTTTCTTGTAGCTCTTACTTGATTATTGGCTTCTTCTGTGTTAGCTGCTGATTCTTGTGCTGATAATTGTGCGTCAGTAGGTTGTGCAATATCTAAATTCCACTCCTTAATGTAAGCACCATTGCCATCACTATCGTCTTGCAACATAACATCTTTCATAAAATCTACTTCTGATACACCATTTGCATCACAGTACATTTTAATTTTAGTTGATAGATTTGCCATAGTATGTCCTCCTTAATTTTATGTTATTAATTTATATCCACCAAAAGCTGATCTTGAAGCATTTGAAACAACACCAGTTCCAGAAGTTACACCAAAATATCCCCATATTTCTACATAGTCAGATGATCCATTAAAATCTATAATAGATTCTCCAACTGTAGTTATTGCGTAAGGTGTATAATTATCATAAAAATCATTATAATATGCTTTATGACCAGACCCATTTTTTCTAATTTGAGTTTCGCAATAATGAAATTGATCTACAGCTTGTTTGTTATAATTTACTAAAAAATATATTAAATATTTTCCAGCAGTTGTTGGAGTAAATCTGTAATTTGTTGAATGATCGTACATTCCTCCGCTATCAAAAGTTTCTGTATTAAAAGTTAATTTTGTATATGTATCATCAGCTAAAGTTTGATTTGCAGATATGTAAGCTTCAAAATATGGAGTATTAAGTCCTCCAGCACCAGTTACAGTTCCTGTAAATGCAAAGGTATCTGCTAAATTTATTGATTCTGATTGTATTTTATCTATTGCCATAATTTCTCCTATTCTATAATTTTGTATGCTGAAAATATTGTAGCCAAATCTGCTCTGACATTTTGTGAGCTTCCAATATTGTGATATATATATGCTTCATAATAATCAGTAGTATTTGCAATATCAGACCAGCTCATAGTAGCTGTCATTTTTTCTGTTCCTGATCCTCTTCTTCTTGTAGTAGCAGTATCTTCTCCAGAACCATTTTTAAAAATATATAAATAAAATTCTTTTTGATCTCCAACATCATCTAATGCGACAGTTAAATTAAAATTATATTTTCCAGCTACGCCTGGTGTAAATTTATCTGATGCAAAAGCACTGTTAGTATCATAAATTTCTGTCCATGTAGTTATTTTTGTTTGAGTTGTATTAGCAATACTTTGTGTGCCATTTTTTTTTACCATAAAAGCTGGAGTATTAGTTCCACCAACACCAGATACAAAGTTTGCTCTAGTCATTTTTCTTAATGCTCCAGCAGATGTATCATGGATTAATACAGTATCGTCTGTAGCAATAGAAGTTTCAGCAGTTTGACCAGTAATTATAGATGCTGCCACTTGTGAGCTTCCAACAGATGCGTTTGGTGGATTAACAGTTTGTAATGCTCTGCCAAGATAAACTGCATACATCACATCACCAGATACTGTTGCACTTGTAAGTGTTAGAGTTGTACCACTAGCTGTGTATGCTTTACCACTTCCCGGTTGTTGAACTACTCCATTAATAACTAATCTAATTTCATTCTCATTAGTTACTGCATGAGATAAAGTGTAATTTGCAGTAGCAGATACTGAAAATGTTTCTGTTTCAAAACTTGCGTAACTTTCTGCTGGTCTGTTACCTAAATAAGCCAAATGTATTCTCCTATGTACTTATGGAATCAACAACAGATAAAATACAATCTACAGAAGTAGATGCTGAAGCTAATGCTTCAACAGAATCACCAGATTGTAAAACTACTTTTGATCCTCCATCAATTAATTCTAATGATCCACCTGCAGGAATTGGTGCGTCTTTAATTAAATAATAACTTGTGCTTGAATTTTTTACTGTAGCAGTAACTGTTACAGAAGATGTTGCTTTGTTAGCAAATCTCATCCCAATAATTGCATCATCACTATTAGCTGCTGCTCTTATTTCAGTAGCTGATGTGCCTATGCTTGTTTTTAAAACTCTCTCAAAATCTTGTGCCATACTTTATTCCTATACTATAAGGCAATCGCCATTGCAACAGCAAAACCTGCTGTAGCTCCAGAAGATGCTATTGTTAATGTTTCGTCTCCACCATCATTTCCTTCAGTTAAAGATACTCCAGTTCCAGCAACTAATTTGCCATTTAAGAAACCCGGTGTAGTGTCATTTGAACTAACAGAAACTTTTACATCTGTGTCAGCTTGTATAGTAACCCATGCTGAACCATTGTAAACTTTTAAAACTGAAGAAGTTGTATTAAAAAATAAATCTCCAGAATCTAATGAACTTGTTGGATCAGATGATCCTATTCTATATCTAACTGCAAAAGTATTAACGTCTGTAATATTTGTAGCACAAGTTGCCATGTTAGTAACATTTGAAGATGTACCTAAAGTACCCATAGCTGTAACATTTGCAGAAGTACCAAGATGACCCATTGCAGTTACGTTTGCAGAAGTACCTAGTAAATCCATATCAGTAACAACTGCTGATGTACCTAATAATCCCATGTCAGTAACTACTGCTGAAGTACCAAGTAATCCCATAGCAGTTACATTTGATGAAGTTCCTAATAAACCAATTTCAGTTGCTTTACCTGCTACTGCACCTATGTCAGTTGCGTCTGCGGCTACTGCATTAATATTAGTTTGTTCAGATGAAGTTGGTTTGATTGCTACCCAAGCAGAACCATCCCAAGCAAACATTTGATCAGAAGTAGAGTTCCAATATAATGCTCCATCTATTAAAGCATCTCCATCATTGTCTGTTGATGGTGCTGAAGATTTTGCACCTAAATATCTGTCATCAAAACTGTCGTAAGATGCTGCTGCAGAAGTTGCAGAGGATGCTGCTTCAGTAGCTTTTGTAGAAGCGGTTGATGCAGAAGTTGATGCGTTACTTGCTTGTGTAGAAGCTGTTGAAGCTGATGATGCTGCGGCAGTTGCTGAATTAGCTGCTGCTGTAGCAGAAGTGGCTGCGGCACTAGCTGAAGTAGTTGCACTCGCTGCGTCTACCAATAAAGACCACTTAGCACTATCTGTGTTAGAAGTTAGTGGTTGCGATCCAGAAGATGTGTGAGCAGTTATACAAATAAAAATATTGTTAGTAGAGGTATCTTTTACAATATCTCTAACTTGATAAGCAGTAGAAGCACCCCAATTACCTTTAAAAGTTCCTAGTTCTTGAGTAACAGAAAGTTCTCCAGAGGAATCAAAAGATAAAAGTTTGTTAGCTCTATCTGTTGCACCTACAGTAAACTCTGTAGATGTCATAGTGTTTGTTCGTGATAACTTGATTGATCTATCTGTTGCTTCAGATACTTGTTGAGCAATCATAGTTGTACGATCCAGACCCTCTTCGTGTGTCTCCGCAGGGAATGGATCATTAGCGATATAGTCTATCGCTTGAGTTTGCGGGACATTCCTTCTTATAACAACTGTTTCACCAGAAGCAGGAGTGTTACCAGTAGTGAAAGTTATTGAACCTCCACTAGCATCACCCGCACCTGCAACTGTATAGTGAGTAGTTAAAGTTTTGGTTGTCTCTGTTCCTGTAGATGATCTAATAATTACTACTAAATCGCTGTCCTGCAAAATTTTAAATTGATATGCAAAATTGGTTGTACTACCATTTCCATTGTGGGAGTTTTTTATAATTGTAGTTGATACTGTCATTTCAATCCTCTATATTCAATTCTCTATTCATTGTCTAGTTTTATTGTATAAACTTCTTTATTATAGTATTTGTTTATAGCAAGTTTTGCACCATCAATCATTTGTTTTAACATAATATTTGTTAAATACAATTTTTCTTCTGGAGAAGAATCTTTAGCTTCGTTAATATTTCTTATAATATCCTCTTGCACCTGTAAAGCTCTATATGCTTGTTCTAAAGCCACCCAATTTTCCGGTAATTTTTCTTGTTCTTTTTTTGCTTTATCTATTTCACCTTTATTTTGCAATATTCTTGCTGCATTTATTCTTTTTTTAATAGGCTCGTATAATTCTCTAAAATCTGTAATAGGTTCAGCATTTCTGTCTGGATTTTTTATAAATATTGCTTTTATAATTGGATATTCAGATAACATTTTTTTTCTATTGTTAGACCTATCTACAATACCTGCTGCATCTAATAAAGAATCTGATAATGCTAAAATATATCCACCTATTCCACCGGTCCAACCTCTCCAAGCATTTTCTAAAACTAAAGGAGAAGAAAAAGCAGAAAAATCATCTCCATTAATTTTTCTTATTAATCCAGCTATTAACTTAGTTGTTTCAGAGGTAAAATCTGTATATTGATATTCAGATGGTACATTTTCTAATCCACCGGGAATAATGGGTCTATCAAAGAAAAAACTTCTATTATTTTTAGTTTCAAAATAAGGTTTTATAACATCTGGTATTGGTATTAATCCTTTAAATGTTTGAACTGCAACTGCATTTTTAAATTTATCTATAGCTTTTGGATCTTGATCAAAATAATAATCTAAAAATCTTTCTGCACCAGTACCAAATATTAAACCTATCTCAAATGGTTTTGCTATTGGATAATATGTTCCATTTATTCTTATATTCCAAAATAAATCCTTTCTCCATTGAGGTAATGATTGATAATCTGGATCATCATGGTTACGCATCCACAATAATACAGATGGTAAAGTTACATACATAAATGTTTTAGTTAAAGTTTGTATAGGTCTATCTTTGTATGCTTTTATTGCTTGATTTAAACCTTGTATTCTAGCATTAAAAAAAGCAGATATTTGATTTAATCCCTGTATAGATGCACCCATTCTTCTATAGTCTATTGGATTGTCTCTTGTTTCTACAGCAGCTTTTTTAATAGCAACCTCTTCTGACATACCTTTTTTTAAATTTCTTTCTACAGCATATTTGAATACACCTTTTCTATTTATGCCTTCAGAAAATTCTGTATAAACTCTAAACCATTCTGGTAAATTTTTAATAACATTTATAGGTCTTGTATTTGTAAAATATTCTTTCATTGATTGATTAAAATAAGTTCTATCAAATGTTACAAGTGAGTTTTGTAATGCTTCTGATTTAAAATATTTTTCTGCTGTTTTGTCATAACCTAATTTTCTAGCAATAGGATTTATAGTCATAGCCAAACCAGTTAATGTTTGAAAAAAAGGAGGGTACCAACCTTTACTTAATATAGCACCAGATGTAGCATCCCTTGATACGTTGTTATAAACAAATTCACCAGCTCCAGTAGCACCGGCTCTTAATGTTTTTGATGGTAAAGCAAAAAAGTTTGCTATGTGTTGAAAAGTAGTTTTGTCAAACATTTTTGTAGGTCTTGCAAAGAACTCACCTACTTCCCAAACTTCTCTTTTACCATTTCTGTATACAACTATTTCTGAATCTTTTAATAATCCAGATTCTTTTCTAAACACTGAAAAACCATCTGCTACAGATGCTTTTAGGTTTGTAGGATTATCAACAACTGATTCTAATTCTTTAGCTGAAATTTTTGTTTCTTTAGTTCTTTTAACTGAAAGTTGAACTTCTGGAAAAAAATCTTTATTGACCTTTCTTACTTTTTCAATCATTTCTATAAATGATAAATTAGCTTCATTTCTTTTAGCAATAGTAATATATGTTGATATATTATTATATATACTTTCAAATGGATCAACTATTTGTCTTTTACTACCTTTAAAAAATTTTAATGGGTTTCTTACATTTTTAGAAAAATTACCTCTACCAGAACCATCAATAAAATCTCTATAAAAAGGAACAAAATCTTTATTTGCTTTTAGTGCCGCTTCATAAACTTCTTTAGGTATAACTCCAGCATCATATAAATATTTTAAAGCTAATTCAGAAGTCTTAACAGCTTCTCTAAATGGTGCTTCAAATTTAGAATTTTCTTTTACAAATTTTTTAGCTGCCTGTATATTAACACCTGTTTCAAGTTTTTGAGCATTTTTTTCTATTGCTCTTTTAGAAATAGAGTATCTAATAAAATCTTTATATAAATCTAAATTATTTATTTTATATTTTACAAATATTTGTTTTAATGCTGGTCCAACAATCTCTCCTGTTTTATAATTTACCGCACCTTTTTCTATAAAACTTTCTATTGGTCCTTTAACACCATGTAATAATTGAAAGTTCTCATAAGGAGACATTTCTTTTTCATATTTAACACCAAACTTTTCAGCTTGTTTTACAGCTCTTTTATAAACATGGTTTTGATCTACAAAATTATAAAATAAATCATCTATAAAACCTTTTATACTAAAGGTTCTTGGTCTTGTATCGTATGCAATACTTTTATCTAGCTCTGATCTTGTTTGATTAATAACTTTATCTGCTTTATCTTTTGTGGTTATTGATTCTAATACAGTTTCTTTTTCTTTTATAGAAATATCTCTATATGCTCTCGGTATCTTTATATTAGTAGAGTTTAAATCTTCCCATATAGTTCTGTCTTTTATTAAATTATCTACAATATCTATTGGTTTTTTTCCTGTCTTTGCAGAAACATTATTTAATTTTTTCTTTGATGCTTTAACATTAAAAGGTGCAAACAATAAAGTTGTAATAGCAAAATCTTCTGCTGTTGGTAAACCATCTCCTAATACAGTTCCTGCTGCAGTATAAGCACTAGATTGAGCTAATGTTTTTGGTATAAAAGAAGTAACTCCTAAAGCAGAAGGTAATTTATAAGCGGCATATAATTTTGCAGCAGTTTTAGCTCCTTCACTTAAACCTTCTTCCATAAATATATCCCACCATTCAGCATAGTTTTTTACTTGACCTTTTTCTAGTGCTTCTGTGTACATTCCTTGAATAACACCTGCACTTAATCCACCACCTATAACTGCACCACCCGCTCCACCTCTTATTCCGCCAACAGCAGCTCCCGGAATAAATGTAGGTAGTTCTCCAATCAATCCAGTAAATCCTTCTGTTAGTTTTTCTAAAAATCCTGTACCTTCTGGTTCTGGTAAATCAACTTCAAAACCCCATTCACCATTTGAATGATATTTTATAATTTTATTAGTACCAGAGTTTCCTAAAGCTCTTTCAATATAAGGTAAAAATTGATACCTTTGATCACTTCCTAATAAAAATTTTTTTATTCTTTCTGCAGCATTTACTTCTTTAGGTATATCTTCAATGTTTTCCATTTTAGAAAAATCAATATCATCAAATTTTTTAATATCATTTTCTACTTCTTGAGATATAGATTTCCAATAATTTTTTTCATTTTTTCTATCAAAAGGTACAACACCAAATGCTTCGGAAATTTTTTCTGGTGGTACACCGGCACCCACCATATCTAAAACTTTTTCTTGGCTCCACTTATTTATTTCTTTTGTAGAGACACCTGCTGCAGTTAAATCTTTTATCTGCTCTGATATAGTCGTCATGCTGTTTCTGTGTTAAATCTAGTTACTATTAATGCTGCAGCAATATTAGCAGCTAACGCATCATCTTTTTCTAATAAACTAACTAAATCTTTATTACTTAAATTTAATAAACTTTGTCTTGCTGTTTTTCCTTCTTCTGCATATTTTGGAGCAAAAGTAGATTCAAAATTCTTACCAAATATAGGAGCAGATTTTTCTAATAAATCTTTAGCAGTTTCAACTTCTATCTGCCAATACGATCTTGCTAAAAACTTTGTTTCTTCTTTTACAGGTTTATCTGTTTTTTGTACTTTAGTTTCATATTGGCTTTCTATTTGTCCAATTTGACTTAAATATTTTATTAAAGTTTTTTTAGAAAAACCACCATCATTTTCAAAGTTTGTTGCAGCATTTAATATTGCTGATAACGCATCATTAGGAACTGTATATTTTTTATTTAATCTATTATTTGCTTTTATAGCACCAATAAAAGTGTCATCTGTTTGATAATTTTTGTTCCAATTATTAATTAAATCTTTATTTTCTTTTAAAATAAAATCTAATAAAAAATTTATTTTATTTGCTTTTACATCTGTAAGATTTCTGTCTTTTTCTAATTCTTTTAAGAATCTTTCTGGTGGATTGCCTTCTTCATCAAATTCGTAAAATTTATTTTTATATGTAATTCCAGCATCTAAACTTGGAAAGTTCTCATTATAGTCTGGAAAAACCTCTTTTATTTTAGCTTCAACTTCTTCATTAGTAGTTTCTTTTGCAACCTCTTCGGTCATAAGTCTAAATTTTTTTCTTCCGGGAAATTTATACTCTAAATATTCTCTTGAATTTAGATAAGCATCAACAGAATCATATTTGTTAGGATCATAAGGTGGTATTACTAATTTTTCTTCAGATGATTTAGTAGATGCTTCTGAAATTATTTTAGTCATAGCATCTTTGTCTGCTTTATAAATATCTATTAAACCTCTTGCTACATAATGTTTGCTTGTTTTGTCTAGCATTTCAGAAACATCAATACCTTTTCTTATTCCATCATTAAACCTTAAAATTATTTGAGATTGAAATTCATTTAATCTATTATCTGTTGTAGTATCAATATATTTTAAAGAACTATCTCCTTCAATAATAGGTTGTAATGTTTCTATAACTTTAAATAATTTTTTATTATTAACCATGAATTGTGGATTATTTGTATTAGGTAATAAATAATTTATATAAAAACCAAATTCAGATTTAGATATACCGCTTCCAACTCTATCAGTAATACTTTTAGGTTCTTTTTCACCCGGTAAAATAAATTTAGTTAAATGATCTATTATTTCTCCAGATAATATTTTTTTTTGTATTTCAAAATTTTTATAATAATCATTTTTGTTGTTAAATTCTTTAGTTCCAACTTTAGTAGATAGTTCAACTATTTGAGCTTTTGAATCTATTTCATAAGCATTTTTAGGCTCTCCAAACACTTCATTTATTTTTAATAAATCTATTGTTTCTAAAAAACTTGTATCATTAAATAATTTTGAATAATCATTAACAGCTTTTTGTTTGTTTTCATTTAAAACTGCTGTTATTCTATTATTTAATTCTGCTGTATTTGATCTTCTTTTAGTTTTAGCAAAATCTATAATGGCTGCTTTATCGTTTTTTGATAAAGTTTCCCATTTTCTAATTAATTCTACATTACCACCAAAAGTACCATCAATAATTCCTTCATAAGCATCAATTAATTGAGTTGCTGTGCTATCTTCATTTAAGTTTAAAGTCATAGTAAATAATTGTTTATTATTTTCTAATATTTGACCATCTGCAGCATTAAGTAATTTTTGTTTATCTTCAACTGATAAATAATTAAATTTATCAATATTTTCTTTTAAAAGCTCTGGATTAGAAGTTGCAAGAGCAGCTCCCAATGTATTTTGTCCAAATTGCAAATATAGTTTTTTTTGTTCTTTTTTAACACCTTCATCTTCTAAAGTAGTATCTTGGTTTATTCTTGTTGAAACATTTGTTTCAAAAATTGGTAAATAATCTAAACCATTTAATTTTAATGCTAAAGCATCTTTCATAACAAAATCATCTGTTATTTTTTTAGTATCTTGAAACTGTGTATTTCTTGAATTTAATAATGCTTTTGTTTTAAATATACCAGCAGTAGCATAAAATTTTTTTTCTAATGCTTTTTTAGTAAAATTATCTAACTCTCCAACTTTATTATTTTGTGCATAACTCCATAATTTATTAACACCATCATCAAAAAAATTAGACGCATCTGTAGGATTGCCATTTGCTCCCGTTTCACTTTGTAAAGTATATAATCCTTTTGTACCATCATTTTGATTGATATATAAATCTGACAATATTAATGTTGCCTTATTATCTGCTTCTAATTTTTTTTCTTTTACATATTCTTTAGTTAAAGTTGATTGTAAAGCCTGTGTAGCAGTAAAAATATTATTTGCTGGAGACATTTGAATATTTGATGTAACAGATCCAGTTTGAGTGGTCATTTCTTCATTAGATATAAATGTAGGTATTTTAGCCATTATTGAAAAACTCCAAAAAAAAAGATTATTATAAATTTATATATCATTATTGATTCCTTGATCTGTTAGAAGATTTAGATTGTAGTCTTAAATTACCTTTATTATTATTTCTTGGATTTCTATCTTTGTGATCTACATCTCTACCTAATATACTATTACCATATTTTTTTTTCATAATTCTTCTTGCACCATTTCTACCAGCTCTATCTTTTTTTTGTTTTGTTGTAGAATGATAATTTTTATATTCTGATTTATAATTTCTCATATTATCCCATCATTGTTAATAAACTTGAACTAGCAGAACTAGCAATTTGTAATTGTTGCATCCTTGCGTTCATTCTAGCCATTTGTCCATTTATTCTAGCAAAATTTGCTTCTTCTAATTTTTGAGATTGAGCTATCTCAGTATTATATTTCATCATTTGTACTTGTTTTTCTTTTTCATATAAATTTGAAAGTTTAATATTTGCTGCTGTACCACTATCCATATCAACACCAGATTTAGCAAGAGCAACATTTGTAGTTCCTTCAAGTTTTTCAAATGCTTTATAAAATCTTGATAAATCAAGTTTTAATTTATCGTCTAATATTTTAGCTTCGTTTTCTTTAATAACAGCATTTCTATTGGAAACATCCTCATTAAATTTACCAATAGTATCAGCTTGTGCCATACCAAGCACAGCAGTGCTTCCAACTATATAAGGTGCTGCTGCTGCAAATGGTGCCATTAAAATATCCTCGCATATCTGTATTGATCTGTACCATCAAAACCAAATTTTTTCATTAAACCCTCATTTTCTAAACCTAACCATTCTGCAAATCTTTGACCTTGTTTAAAATCTTTTCTGATTGAGGTTTGTACTCTTTCTATATTGTGTTGTCTTGCAACTCTAGCAAAATCTTTTTTAATTGCACGAGATACACTTAATGGATAATTCCACATATCTTCTGTTGCAATAACCCAACCTTCTGCAACTCTACCCCAAATCATTTTCATTCCAGCAGCAAAAATAGGTTTTGATCTAACCATACCTGTAAAAGCTAAATGATCTTGTTCTAAATTTTTAGCATTACCTTCTAAATTAATAAATTGTTTATCTGCTTCTAATATTTTATGATTCATTTGACAGGATAATATAAACTGTCCATGTTCCTTTGTATAAGGTATTATGTGTAAATGTTTATCCATCATTTGTTATTAACCTTGGGTATAATGATAAAACTGTTAAAGGTAAAGGTTGAGTTTGCCTTACAATCATAAATCCATCTGTATCATAATCTCCTCTAAACTCTACTTCTTTATCACCTGTGAATGGTGGAATACCTTGATCCATAGGATCGCTAGATTTTCTAAAAGGTACTCTTTCCATTTTGTTTAAGTCTGGTCCTATTTCAACACCAACACTTTCATATAATCTTGCAGTAACTTCGTATATTCTTTTTGTTTTAGCTTGTGATGTACCATTTTGTGATCCAGCATCTATTCTCATAGTTTTTAATAATGAAGTATAACCCAATCCAATCTTAACACTATTTGCAAATCTATCTAAACTAACAGCATTTGATGCTACAGTTTTATTGGGATGCGTTGATCCATCAGCTAATATATTAACTTCTTGACCTTCTAAATGATTTAATCCAGATAAAGAATTAACAACTTGCTTAACAGCATCTCCAGATGTGTGAGCTACTGCAGTAGTGCTTTCAGTTCCTCTAGTACAGCCAGTTAAATCATTTGTAGATTTTCCTGTATAAGTAATTATTTCTCCACCAATTTTTATTTTTCCAGATGATGTAAAGTCTGTTCCAGATGCTACAGTAACTGTAGTTGCTGAATTAGAAATGTCGCCATTTAATGTTGATGTTGCACCACTATAATTTAATTGTGAATCTAAAAAATTAAATGATGTATTGTCAGTTTGATCAAAATCAAATCTATTCAAATATTCTACATACCTTTTTGTTGCACCATTAATTGTTCTTTTTATAATCATGTATAATTCATATTCACTATCTTCAGTTGGAATAACAGCAACAGATTCACATACTGCTTTACTACTACCAAAAGCTCCGCCAAAAACGTGCCTATGCCAAGCAACAACTTCTTGTTCTCTTTGATATGTTAGTGCAACTAATTCACCATCATTTCTAACGCACCAAATAATTGCTAGTGGCTCTTCTTGATATGCCATTTCGGTAACTCCACCTTCAGTAACGTGTTCGGCAAGAATGGTAAGATCGGGAGCTGTATAACCATCTACATCAAAATTATAAGCTAGTTCTCTAATCTTTCTTTTAGCTCTTTGTAAAAATAATGTTGCGTTAGCAACTGCGATTGCATCTGTGTTTGCAGCACCATGGTTAGATTGTTTTTTAATTAAAATGTTTGTTGGTGTTACAGCATCATTATCTCCACCACCACTTACTGTAAATTCACCACCTGCTGTACCTATAATTAAAGTTCTACCGGCAGCCATAAATCTAATTGCATTTACTTGGTTAGATGCGATTGTGTAAATAATAGCATCATCATCTGCTACAGTACCACCAATGTTAGCATCCATATTTTCATAATCACCAGACCTAGAAAAATAAACTGTTTGTGGATTATTAGTAGTTGCGGCAAAAACTAATCTTTGTTCAAAGAATGATACGCAAGAAGGATGACCTGTAGTATCTGAAAATGCTCCAAGATACCAATTAGTAATAGGATTAGCATTTGCAAAAGCTGTAGTTATATTTGCTGTTACAATCGTTGTACTTGTTATAGCTGTAATAGTTCCGTAGCCACTATTAAAATGTATTTGTCTACCAACATCAGTTGCTAAAAATCCAGAACCACTATTAATTCCTGTAACTGCAGATGCCGTAATAGTTCTTGATCCTGTTCCAGCAGCAGAAGGTGTTAAAGTTGTTGTGCTAATATTAGCATCTAAGAATGGTCCATTAGTAAAATCCACTTCTGTTAATGTCCAAGAAGTATGTCCTGTACGAGATAACTTTCTAGTTTTATGACTAGGATGTGTGATGTACATAACGTCAGCACTTTGTGCAAATTTAATATCAAAAAGTTCTGCAGTTAAATAAGGTGAAGATATTTCATAAGGAGAACCACTAGATAATATTTGACCATTATCTCTATAAAATCTTATGTACTGATTGCCTAATTCTAAAATATAAGTTTGTGTAGTTGAAAATTCAAAAGGTATTAATCTTGTTTTAGTAGAACTTGTTTTTACTTCTGCAACATATTGTGTACCCGGTCTACGAGCTGCTGCACCATGAGGATAGATAACCATATTTTCTACAGTTGCACATCCAGCAGAATATTTTGCTAAATCATTTCTACCATCTAATCTTGGTGATAATTCACCTGCTGTAAAGTTTGAAATTTGTGCAGCTACTCTAGCCATTTATTAAAACCTTGAGTTTAAGAATGTACTTGCGTCTATTGCATCTGCCATACCATCTTCTTGAGAAACATTTTGACCTTCAGTTGAATCTACAAATCTAGCATCTTTTAATTTTTCTTGATAAGTAATTAACATATTTTGTGATGTAGTATTATTAGATGTTATTGCATAAGCAATGTCTGAACCAAGTGCAGCAGATAAAGTTTCTCTAAGTAGCTCATCATATTGATTAGGATCTTCTATTCTTGATATATATAATATTTTCATAGTAGTATTATTTGATAATACCGATCTACCTTCTACTTTGTAATTAGAATCAAAGTCTAGTATTTTTAAAAGTCTTAAACAATCTCCGGGTAAATCATATTTAAACTTAAAACCCCATGCAGGAGTTGTAGTTGATTGTGCTAGTTCAACTCTTCTTTGTAAACAGTTCCAAGGATGTGATCTAAACACCGCATCTCTTACTTGAGTATATCTTGAATTACAAAGTCTAGCATTTTTTGAATCTTCTGTAAGTGAAAGTATTGTTGTTGCACCTAATTGATTTAATGCTCCATTACAAATATCTACTGTTGATGCCATACTACTTCCTTATAATATACTTGCGTCTTATTTGTCTATCTTTTTCTAACGCAAATATTTCTTCTTCTGTTCTTTCTTCTTTAGTATCAAAGCCATAATGATATTTAGAATCATTTTTAAACCTATCTACTAGCACATACCTATATACATAATTATCTTTTTTAAAATGTAATACAGGTTTTAAATCTTGTATTTTCTTCATACACTCTAGGCGGGTTCCACTCTCGCTTTCCCCGCCTAAAATTTTATCTTATTAATCTACAACGTACATCATAGTTAATTGAATAGTACCAGTACCTGCAGCTCCACCCATAGTTACTGACACAGGAAGTCCATCCTTGTTAGCATCTACGACAGAGTTTTCACCTAATGCAATAGTGTTAGCAGCATTTACCAGTTGCAGAAGTAGAAGCAGCAGCCGCTTTATAAGCAGCAGCACTTAAACTTACAGCAGTACCCGCAGCATTTGTGTGTGCAGCATAACCTACTGATAAAGTAGTTGAACTACCTAATGCGTCATGTGCCAATCTACCAGAGATGATTCTCGCACCATTTGGTAAATTAAACATTTGAATCACATCACCAGATGCTAGAGAAGCTGCTTCATATTCCGCATGAGCAACTCTTACTCTACCAGCTAGTTCAGTAGTATCTATCTTTTGTGAAGGAACATTCTGATCCCATTTAGTCTTTTGTATCGAATAAACTGTAGCCATATTTTCCTCCTATTATGCTTCTGTACAAGTTATACCAATAACTTTCGCTTGTTCCATTCTAGTAGCACCAATGCTCATGCAGTAGTAAACTTGAGTAGCATACGATTTGTCTGCTCTTTCATCTATTCTTGCATTTACATCTTTACCAACACCTAGAGTGATTCCGTCTTGTGCGAAAGCTATGCAAGTTCTGTCATTGCCAGATTTTGCAAGTCTATTGGAAACTGTAAATTTGAAGCCTAAGAACGTATCAATTTCACCCTGTACTAATGCTTTTACAGTATTGAAATCCGAACTCGTAACTTCGGTTACATTTAAAAGATTATTGATCTGCTCCGGAGACACGATAATGTGTCTAGCGATTGAAGGATCAACATCAGCTAGATCAAACTTCTCTTTAGCTTTCGCTAATTTAGGAATGTTCAAGCCTGTAGTTGAGCCAACACTAGCAGCGATAGCTGTTTGTGCAGATTCAGTGCCAGTACCAGTTTCGCCTGTGTAGGCAGTACCAGTAGCAGCAGCAATAATCACATCATCCATTGCTCTCCCCATTGCGTAAGCAGCGGCTTGTGCGTAAGATGAAGTTGGGTCTATTAAGAGCCTAACCTTGTCTTGTTGATCAATTAGATCAGCAAACTCGTAATCTGCAAGAGATACTCTTCTTCTTGAGTGAGGAGTGTCTATTTGCGGAGTGTCCGAGTGTCTGCTAGTTTTTAACTGAGCAGTTACTGAACCTACTTGGTCAAAGAAAGCATTTTTTCCGACAACACTTTCCTGTCTAACTTTGTCTCTTAATAATGATCCCATTTGTTGAGATAGCATTTGTACGTTAGCAGAATACTGCTGTACAAAAGCTGTTGTTATTTGTGATGACATAATTGTCTCTCCATTATTATTGTTAAGTTATAATTAATCAGAAAGGTTATCCACTCAATAATGAGTAGGCAATTCTTGGATTTAAACTCTTTTAGAGTAGAAGTCTATTCCTTCTTGCCAGTAAGGTTCTTACGAATTTTCTTACCTATTATCCAATTATAATATTTTTCTGCGATTGGCAAGGGATCATTTTTCTGAACTTCAGATCCTGTCTCTTTAACCAATCGCAATATTTCTAATCGAATTTCTTGATCATTAAGATTATTTATCTGCATTTAACATTTCTCTTAACGTATAAACTTGTTGTACCATTTTATCGTGATCCGGATGTTGTTTATTCCAATAAGGTCCATTAGTATCATTAGTAATAGCTGATATTTCTGATTCAATATCTGCAACTGAATTTACATTTTCACTTTCAGTTGAAACTATTTTATCCTCTGACATCATACCTGCTATTTTTGCAAATCCTTTAATAACTTCTGGATGATCACCAAGTCTTATGCCATTTGATAAAGTCATATCTAATACTTCTGGATTAATATTTGCTTTTGCTATCGCACCAGCTTGTTGTACTTTAGCATCAAAATCTCTACCCCATTCTGATCTTAACTCTTGTTCAGATTGAGCTTGTGCAGTTTCAGTATCTATTTTTGATTGTTGTGCAGAGCCTTCCATATTATTTTTATAAAAGTCTAAAATACCTTCTGCTTGTTTATTGTTTAAACCAAGTTTGTGAGATTGTTCGGCAAAAGATTTAATTGCATTTTCATCCATGTTTACCACATCAGATTCAACTTTTAAATTATATTTATCTGGTGATTCTGGTCTACCTAGTTTTTCGTATGCTTCATCCCACGTTTCTTGTGTAGAATTTTTTGTAGGTATTACAATTTTATCTTGACCAATCATTCTAGTTGCGTTGATGTAACTTTTTGCTAACGCATCAATCTCTGTAAATTTTTCTATACTAGGATCTTTTCTAAATTCTTCACTAATAGAATCTTTCCAAGATGATGATTGTTCAGCAGGAGCTGTTGGTGCTGTTGCTGGTGTTTGTTCTACTGTCTCTGTAGTCGCTTGATCTACAGGCACAGTTTCCTGTGTTATCTGTTCATTTGACATTTTTATTTATCCTTTGTTTGCAGCATTGATTTAATAAATAGAATGACACTGCGTTGTCCTTCCATGTATGCACTTTCATGGCTATCACCTTTTACATTAGTGGTAGAATGATAATGACATCTTTTTTCAAGATCAGCTAAGACTTTCTTGCCTTCCTCTGTATTGAATATGAATTTATAATTTTCTTGTAGTTCTTTTAAAAATTTTTCTAGTTGTTTTGTTTCCATATTATTCCACTTCTTGTTCTGCATTTACTAGAGCTTTTGCTTCGTCTGGCAATGCTTTCGCTAGTGGTGCTATATCTCCTCCGGCTTGAGCAACTTGTTGCATCTGAGCCATTTGTTGTTGTTCTGCAGCTTGTGCTGCTTGTGCTTGTCTTTCTGCATTAACTTGTGATTGTAGCTTTAATACTTTTTGTGGAATACCCACAAGATCAGCAACGTGTTTAACAAGTGAATCAAAATTTATATAATCAAATACTGGAGCAACATTAGCAAGTGATCCTAATATTTCTATACCTCTAGTAATTGATGAAAGCTCTGAAGATTTTTGTGCTTTAGCAAGAGGAGAAACATATTCTATTTCTATGTCTTGACCAGATAAAAATTCTGGTGCAGGAGCAAATTGTTCTCTTCTAAATAAAATATTAAAACATCTATCAATTAATGGTTTTAATAATTCTGATTGTAGTCTACCTAATACTGGTCCAAGTAATCTCATCTTTTCTTCATTTCTTTGTATAACTTCTGTTGCTGTCATTTGCGGACCTTGTTGCAACATTAATTGATCTACATAAAAAACATTTCTAATAGCAGTTCTTCTTTGCTCTTCCATATTTAAACCTAGTGGATTGTTTGCACCAATGTTTAATGGTTCAATTCTATCTCTTGTACCACTTCTATAAAAATTTAATCCACCCGGTACAGTTCTTACAGGAAGTAAGAAGCCATCATCCGGAACTAATAGTGGTGGGTCTACTTGTTTCTGTGCAGCTTTGATTGTAGTTTTTGACATTTCGTTTAGCATCTTTACGTCTGGCAAAGCTGTCATAGCTGGTGATCTTCCATATATTTCATGTGATGCTTTTAAGTATCTCGGTACTACGAAAGGAAACTCTTGGAAACCAGATACAGATAATTCATTACCATTTTTCATTTCAATATAAACAGATTCAAATGGCATATTGTCTGCATCTTTTAATTTAGGATTGTAATCTGATCTTGGATATACTGCGTGTAATATTTCTATTTCATTGTACGGATCTTTTTTTGCTTGTGATTGAATATCAGTTGATACTGCAGAACCAAATTGTTGAATTGCAGCTCTTACTGATAACTTAAATTTTCTGTAAACAGTATCTATTCTACCCTTGTCATCTTCTGCAATAAATATTTCGTTAATGTGTCTTGTAGAAAATTTTAATATATCTTGGTTATCTTCTTGGATGTGCATTGCCGCAGTACCAAAAGTAATTAGATCGTGATATAATTCAAATATTTCTTGTTGAAAATTTGATCTGTTAAATGCTGTGTACATAACTTCAGTTGCGTTTTCTAACCAAAGTTTAGCTTCATCTTCCATGTCTAATGATGAATCTTTAAATCTTAATGAGAACCAAGGTGTAGAAGGATTTGTAAGCATACCATGTAGTGATGCTGCTAATAATTCTACTGCTTGTATTGGAGATGAATCAAAAATTAATTCTGTACGTTTATCACCTCTTGATCTTTGTTTGGTAACATCAGCTTTTCTTGGCTGCATATAATCTGCAACATCCTGCCAATGTGTTTCCCAGTTTTGTCTTTGTGTTTTTAATCTATCAAATCTTGCGATTAAAGATTTAGTTAAATCTGTTTTTGCCATTATACTACTTGTCCTAATAAACTTTTCTTACCTAGTGAATAATCTGCTGAATTTTGAGTAACACCTAATGACCCTGTTCTAATATTTTTTCTTCTACCTTTTTTTTTTGTAATTCTTTCATCATATTCTTTTTCTTTTTTTTCTTCTGCAACTTTTGTTTCTTCTGCTGTTTTTTCTTTAGTTAAAATAGTTGAACCACCTACAACTTTTTTTTGTTGAACATTACCCTCATTATCTCTACCATAATTAACATTAACATTACCAGCAGCATCTATTTTACCTGCTGATCTATCTCTCATATATTGTTTATAACCTTCGTCAGTAACACCATATTTTGCTCTTGCTTTTCTTGTTCTTGGATCATTTTTAAAAAAATTTACATTTACATCTAACATTTTTTGTCTAAATTCTTGACCAGCATTTAAAATTGTTGAAAAAGGAACTCCTGCTGGAACCTTTTTTACTTTTAAATTATCAAGCCTTGATCTTCCCGTTGCATCTTCATATTCTTTTCTAGCTGTTTTTACTCTTTGTGGTGATACACTTTTTTGATAAGTGGTAGATGTTCTATAAGATTCCCTATTATTATTTCCTGTATTTGTTGAGGTACTTTTATTTGAAGAATAATTTGTAGATGCTCCGTATGCGTATGGCATATTATTTCTTTCCCAATAGTGTTTCTAACTCAGCATCCTCATCTTCTTGTATTCCAAGAGGACCAGTTAGTATTGTTGATCTTTTACCTTTTTTTCTTCTTCTTATAGCAGCTTGTTCTTTTGCAATTCTTTCTTTTTCTTCTGGTGAAATTTCTTCACTTGGTGCTTCCGGTGGTGGAGCAGGTGGTGGAAGTGGTGGCATTTTTGGTTTAAATATTGAACCCATAATTATAAAATCCTGTAATTATTATCTGCTACACTTTGTGGAGCAGTTTGTCTAGTATTAATTTCTTGGAGACCAACTGCAAGATACCTCATAGCATCACACGCATGGCTGCTCCAATCATGTACAGGTTTTGATCTAAACATTCTGTTTTTATCAATGTACTTCCTGTGATAATGTCTTAACGCATCTATTAACTTTTTGCAATGGTCTACGTCAATCCAACATCTAGGTAACATCATTGTTGTTGCGTGGATTCCATCTTCTAATGGAATTTTTGGTACGACTTTAAATCTTAATCCTAATTGCGTGGCGACCTCTCTCCGAGTTTTACCATTGCCAAATTCGGTAACTTCAATGTCGTGTGGTGCAAAGTGATCTTTGTAGATATACTCTTTCTCATTTATCATCTTAATGTAATAAGGTAGACCTTGACCTTTCTCCTCATGGTAATCTATTATATTAATGCTTCTGCCGAGCTGCTGATAAAATATTATACTACTGTGGTCGGAGACCCCAAGATCCCATGCGGTAGATACTGGTAAGGCAGGATCGTAAGGAACTCTGGTAAGTTGTTTATCATCATCTAACTTTGCTATAACATCTCCATATACTGCTCCTTCAATGTTGGCTATCCAATCGCACTCAAATTCTTGTAGGTACTTCTTTTCTCCCATTACCTCTTTTGCCTTGACCAACTCATCATTGTCTACAATCTTGGTATCTGATGCTTTAGCTTTGTAATTAAACCAATCTTCCGCACCTTGTGCGTGTTGGTATAGTTCGTAAAAGTTGTTGTTCATTCCCATAGGTGTACCAATAAACACACAGTAACCTTTTCTGTCAGATAGTGCGGGTCGTATTATTTCTGGAAACAATTTACTATTGACGTTTGCGTATTCGTCTATCACACATCCATCTAAATATATGCCACGCAGACCATCTGGCGATTCTGAGCCTAGCAAGGTGATACGAGAACCATTAGGTAGGTCTACACGCAGTTCTGTTTCGTTAAACTTGGTGTGGGGTATCTTGGCGGTAAACTGTTTCATGTAATCCCATGCAATAGATTTAGCTTGTTTAAAGGTGGGAGCTATATAAGCAAACCTAGGGTTGTTAAGTTTGGACAGTAATGCTGACCTAATTAGGTGGTTGATCATGCAAACTGTTTTGCCAAATCTTCTATGGCATACCAATACATTCCATCTATGCTTGTCTATTTGTCTGTGCAAGTGAGCTTGATGCTTCCTTGGTGTGTAGGGTATTTTAATATCCATATTTAGTGTATCATGTCTGACTTCATACCAGATACAGGTTGGTAATCAAAACCCATATTAAGCATAGCATAGCTGATAAATAGATCGGCTGCTACTTTATTGGGAAAGCCATAAAACTTAATAATGACGTTGTTTGTTCCTTCTTCAATATAAGCAACTGAATCTAAATCGTCTGCAGTAAAGTAATCCATATACTACATCTAGTGCATTTTTAAAAAAAATAAAACAGAAAAGTGTTTGTGTATAAAGGGGTGGGTGGCTGTAAGGGTGTCCTCAAGTCCGGTCTATATATATAATAAAAAAAGCGGTTGGTTTTTGGGGGTATAGGGGTCAAAGATTTTCAAAAAGAGGGTCTACACTTTATATATATATCTTTTTTAGATTAGTGATAAATAAAAGTTATCAGTAATTATATGGTTAATGATTATATTTTTAAGATAGGTCAATAATACTGTCGTTTGTTTTAACGTGTAAAAAAAATTTGCTTTGATTATGAGAGAATAGGAACTTTAACTTACTTTTATTTCTCTTTTTTATTTCTCTTTGTTTCTCTTCTCTTCTCTTTAAAACAATTCTAAACTGTAAATATACAACACCTGTTGCAATAATATCACACATAATAATAATTAAATTAATTTATATCTTTTTTATATATGCCTTAATTGTGCCTTATTAATTTCCGAATATAAATCACTATGAAAAAAACAAATCAACCAAAGGAAACAATGAATAAAATAGATCAAATAATATTAAATGAACTACCAAACACAACACCTGTTAATGATCAAAAAAGAATAATTGATATAAATAAAATAGATGTAGCATATAGAGATTTAGAGGATTTTGACAATCAATATGAAATCATGAAATTTATTTTATCTTGTTTAAGTGATCAGCAAATTAAAGATACAAAAAAACTTGTGAAAGTTTGGAAACAATACGAAAGAAAATTACAAAAAGCTAGAAACAACTAACCAAAGGAAACTATGAAAGAAAGAATAAACATAATAAAAGAAAATATGTTTTTTAATGAATTACCAAAGGATATTCAAAAAGCATATATTAATAATCTTGCTGATGATATGATACAGCAATTTGATGAAGGTGTTTATAATAAAAGAACAGCTACGATTGACGCAAAAAAATATTTTTATGATTGGAATAAAGACATCAAATGGATTTTATATAAATCTTCATATCATGGTATAAAAGCCGAAAGACAAGAAGATTTTAATGAACATCAAGAAGATTATGCCTAAATCTA